ATGGCGATCAGTGGAATTCGGGACCTGATCCCGAGCCCGAGCATACTCCTGACCGTCGGGCTGTCGAGCCTGGTTGGCGGGGCGGTGGCGATCGGCGTATCCGGCCGGTTGGGCGACCCCGCCGGCCCGCCGGCACCCCCGCAAGACGCGCACTTCGTCAAGGTCGGCCGGGCGTATCTTCCCGGGCTGGGGAAGGCCTATGCCGCAGCCTGGGAGGAAGGGGCCAAAGGCCTCGAGGCCGGGCAGCCCGTCTCTGCCGCCATCGCGGTTGTGGGCAAGGCCTGGGATGTGAACCGAGCCCAGCTTTTCGATCGGATGGCGACCCCCGAGTTCGCCAGGATCATCCCGGAATCGCAGAAGGACGCCGACGTCACGTCTCAACAGCGCGCGGCCATGGCTGCGGCCTGGCGCGGCTTCGCATCGGGCCTCGGCAATTAACTTCCGGGGGACGGAGGCTATGGGCCAGTGAAGTCTCACTTCTTCGTGCCTATTCCTCGTCCCTGGCCCCTCGTCCCTATCCCCTAGAGCGAGCGAAGCGAGCGATATGAGCGACGAAATGTTGTATGCCCACCTGTATGGTTGGCGAGGCGTGGATGACCTCCAGCGCGCCTTCGCCGGACAATTTCCCAAGCTGGCGCAGTCCGCTCCCCACCTGGTGGGAGGGCCGGCCCCGACCGAGCCGGTCCTGCTCTACAAGGCGTGGCGGGACGTGCTCGGCAATGACCCGGCCTATCCGGCCCAGCAGATCGGCGACTGCGTGTCGTTCGGCCACGGGCACGGCAACGACTTGCTCCAGTGCATCGAGATCGGCCTGGGGGCGCCGGCGGTCTTCCAGGAGACGGATACCGAGTTCATCTACGGGACGTCGCGGGAGGTCGCCGGGATCCTGGGGCGCCAGGATGGGTCGTACGGCGCGGCCGCGGTCAAGGCGATGATGACGGTCGGGATGGTAAGCCGGGCGATGCTGGGGAGTGACGGCAGCTACTCCGGGCAGAGGGCCAAGGCGTGGGGCCTCTCCGGCGCGCCCGCGTCCGTCAAGCAAGAGGCCGGGGCGTTCAAGCTCGGGTCGTCGGCGCAGGTCTCGACCTGGGACGAACTGGTCGCGGCGCTGCAGAACGGCTATCCCGTCACGATCTGCACCGCCCAGGGCTTCACGCTGGAACGCGACTCCGACGGCTTCTGCAAGGCCCGGGGCCGTTGGGGTCATTGCATGTTCATCGCGGGGATTCGGTTCGATCGGCCGGGAGCGTGCATCATCCAGAGCTGGGGCCCGGACACTCCCAGCGGCGCCCAGGCCCTCGGCCAGCCGAGCTTCTCATTCTGGGCCGATCGGTCGGTCATTGAGCGGATCCTCGGCGAGGGGGATAGCTGGGCACTTTCGAAGTCTCCGGCGTTCGAGAAGCGCGAGCTCCCGCCGGCCTGGAGATACCACGACGCCGCCTGAATCGTCTTTGGTCATTGGTCCTGAGTCCTGGGTGAGGGCTTGCCCACCTCGCGGCTTCGGCCATCGTTAATGGCCTCGATTCGTGGCAAGCCTCTCGACGAATGACGCACGACGGACAACGCACGACGGACAAAGGACAAACGAATGAACGGCCTCTTCGTCCTCGCCCAAGCCGTGGCCAACGTCGATCCGAACGCAATCGGCGTGTCGGTCACCAGCCTGATCGGTTCCCTGGGTGCGGCCGGTGCGGCCGTCGCCGTCACCTACTACTTCCTCGGCTTCCTCCGCAACGAAGGACAGAAGCAGGATCGTATCTTCTCGGAGTTCCGTGACTATCACGCCGAGTCCCAGAAGAAGTTCCAGGATCAACTCGATCGGCTCGCCGACCGGCAGGAGAATTTCCAGCGCGGCTTCCAGGATCAAGTCTCCCGGATGGCCGAGACGCAGAATTCGCTTCTGCGCGACTGCATCATGGCGATGAAGGCCGTGGAGAAGACCCTGGATAACTCGACCGCGACGGTCCACGGGATGGAGAAGGCCATCGGAGGCCTTCAGGTCTCCATGAACGGCATCGACGTCATGATCCGCCGAATGATCGAGGTCGGGGTGGACTCGAAGAAGATGTCCCCGACTCCCATGTCCCGGGAGACCTAGCCGTGAATCGAGCTGAACGAGGCCCGCTGCTGCTGATCGTCGCCGGCGTCCTGCTGCTGCTGGCGGTGGTCGCCTACTTGATCAACGATGCCGAGGACCAGTCCCGGCGGGTAGAGGCGACCTACGAGCGCCACGCCCTCGATGCGCAGACGCGTCGATCGATCTCGGAGATGAGGGCGCTGCGGGACGAGAACAATGAGATCCGCCTGGATAGGGAAGGCATCCGCGGTCAGCAGCAGGAGATCCTCAAGTCCGTGAAGCGGATCCAGGGGTTGCTGGAGGCGGCGCCCCCGGCCGCGGCCAATCGCTGAGGGCGAGGTTGCTTCAGCCCGCCGTGAGGGCCGCGGCGTCATCGCCATGGGGGCTATAGATCGGGGCGGAGCGTCATATCGAGCGGTCCGCCCGGCGCGAGTCCGTGGGCATCGTCGCGGACCGGTCCTCCATCGCCGAGGGCGCGATGTGGCGGAGCACGAATTACCACCCAAATAATTCGAGGTATGCACATGAGTTTTGTTGCAATCCTGCTCGCGTTGCTCGAGGCGTGCAAGACCATTCTTCCGGTGATCCTGGCGGTTCTTTCGGGGTTGTTGATGATCCTCACCAAGACCCTCGGCTGGGGAATCTCGGAGACCTTCCAGGCACTGGCCTTCGTCTTCGGCGGGGCCAGCGTCGTCGGGCTGAAGGGCGTGATGGCCGAGCTCTCCACCCTGGCGCAGGCCATCCATGTCCGGGTGGCGGGCACCGGCACCGGCACCAGCCCGGCCGCGGGCACCGGCACCGGGCAGGAGGCCAAGGCGAATTGACGGAGCGGGGGGGCTCCCCGGCATGCTCGGCCGGATCGGTCGGGCGAAGGAGCGGGGAGCCCCCCCATCGGCGTGTGGTGCATCTCCGAGAGCGACCGGCTTGCGGGACAAGGCGGGCTGGTCGCGGATGGAATGAGGTGATCGGACGTGTCCCGAATTTCCGGTGAGGCCGAAGTCGCGCCGCGAGACAGTTTGGCTGCGCAGATCTTCGCGGCCGGGGCCCTAAACCTCCGAGCCCTCGGCCTGCTCGAGGAGGGGGGCGTACTCAACCTGACGGGCGTGCTGTGTCATCTCCTGGCCCTGGAGGACGGGTCGGGGAAGTCCTGGGGGCAGCGGTTGAGCGAGATCTGGATCGCCAGCGCCCTGAGCGGGAATCCCCGGGCGATCGAGGACATTCTCGACCGGACCGACAAGGGGCGGCCGGCCCGGACGTCGGCCGCGGTGGCTGCTCCGGGCATCGACGATCAGACGGCCAGCAAGATCCTGGAGGTTCTCTGTGGTCGGGGAGAAGATGCGACGGGCGATTGAGGGGATCGAGCAGGCCCGGGGCCGTCGGCCGCTGAACCGGCGGGATCTCGAGCGATGGGTTCTGGCATTCACGGGTGTCCGAGTGCCGGGGCGGGCTGTCTGTCGCGGTCATACCGCCCCACTTGACATGTTCGCCCGGCAGGTGCTCGAGCGGCCGGCCCTGGCGCTCTGGCATGGGCCGCGCGGGAGCGGTAAGAGCTTCCTCTCGGCGATCGATACGCACCTCGCCAGCCGGTTCCACCCCCGTCACGAGACCCGGATTCTGGGCGGCTCGCTGGCGCAGTCGGAGCAGATTCATCAGGCGTTGCGCGAAGCGGTGGTGCATGGCCGAGGCCCGATGGGGGAGTCGGACGCCGGCAGCATCGCCCGGCTGCTCAAGAGCGAGGTGCATTATCACAACCGAAGCGAGGTCTCGATCCTGGCGGCGTCCGCGACGTCGGTGCGTGGCCCGCACGTGCCGAGCCTCAAGCTCGATGAGGTCGACGAGATTGCTCCCGAGATCCGCGATAGCGCCATCGGCATGGCCATGGAAGTTCGGGGATGTCGATCGTCGGTGCTGATGACCTCGACCTGGCACCGGGTGGCTGGCCCGATGGCCGAGCTGATCGAGCGGGGACGAGAAGGAGCCTTCCCGGTCGATACGTTCTGCGCCTTCGAGGTCCTGGAGCGATGCCCCGAGGAGCGGAGCGGTCCGCGGCTGGAGAATTGCCCCGGATGTCCTCTGGCGGCCTGGTGCCATTCGGATCGCGATTCGCACCCGTCCGGCTTGCCGAAGGCCAAGCGTTCGGCGGGGCATTATACCATCGACTCGTTGATTCAGAAGGTCCGGGCGGTCAGCCTCGGCGTCTTCGAGTCGGATTACCTGTGCCTGCGTCCGCGGGCCGCGGGTGTGTGGTTCTCGATGTTCGACGAGACGGGCCACGTGAGCCAGTCGGCCGAGTTCAACCCGGGTTGGCCGGTGCACCTGGCGATCGACCCGGGGGTCCACACCGGCGCGATCTGGTTCCAGTCCGTGCCGCGGGTCGACGGCCGCGGCCATCGGATCATCGTCTTCGCCGACTACTTCGCCGAGGGGCTTTCGGCGGAGACCAATGCACGGGCGATCGTCGAGCAATCGCGGCAGCTCTGCGGGATCGGGATGGACCGGCTCCGCGTGTCGATGGATCCGGCCGGCAACGCGCGGACGGCGGTCGGGCCTACGGTGCGCGGCGAGTACGAGCGGGCCGGATGTCGGGGGAGGAACGGACTTGAGTCCTGGCCCTGCCTGCCCAAGGCCGACGGCCTGCAACTCGTCGAGGCCCTGCTCAAGTCGGCCGACGGCTCGATCAACCTGATCATTCACCCGAGGTGCCGGCGGCTGATCACGGCGCTGCGATGCTACGCCCGGGCGCGACGGGCCGATCAGTGGATGGACTACCCCGAAGACCCCCAGCACCCTCACGAAGACCTGGTCGACCCGCTCTGCGGCGGGTTGAAGCTGGACTTCCCCCAGGGACGTGCCCCGGAGCCGCAGTTCCGCCGGGTCTCGGCCCGATGGGCCCTGTGATGCCCCGCGGGGGATCGCGGAGGGCCGAGTAGGAGAGACGATGCGACTTCGCTATGCCTGGACCGACCTGCCGTTCTTCATCTTGGCGGTCGTGCTCCTCATCCCGCTGATCGTTCACCTGGCCGAGATCGTGATCGACTTCATCACGTCCACCGAGTTCTAAACCCATGGCGATGGACTGGCTCCGAAAGACGACGGCTCCCCCGCCCGGCAAGGGCACCGGCTACGACGGCCGCGCGGTGATCGCCACGGACGCAAGCGGGTCTCGGGCGAGGCGGAGCTCCGACCTGGACCTCGACGGCAAGCTGGTCGTCCAGCGGCGCCATGTGGACTGGGTCGAGCATCAGATCCGATGGCGCTGGCTACTCGATTCGTTCGAGGGGGGCGAGCGGTACCGCAATGCCGTCTACGGCCCCGATCGCCGGGGGTTGCCGGCACGCAATCTGTTCCGGCACAAGCGCGAGTATCCTGACGCCCAGACGAACCCCAACTCCTATCAGGGATTCGCGGGGTTTCTTGGCTCGGTCAACGCTCAGACCCAGGACGTCGGATATGGCCCGTATCCGGGGATGATCGGCGCCGACCCGGCCGCGACGGCGCAGGACGACGACTATGAATACCGACGCAGCCGTACGCCGGTTCCGGAGTTCGTCGCGGAGGCCGTCGAGGTCCACCTGTCGAAGGTGTACGATCAGGAGGTGCGCCGGGAGGGAACCGACGACCTGGTGGCGTGGTGGCGGGACGTGGACGGCCGCGGTACCCCGGCCGACGATTGGATGCGCGAGACGGTCGCACCCTTGCTCCTCGTGCTCGGCTGCCTCGACGTCTGCCTCGATCATCCAAAGGCTCCGCCCGGTGAGAAGATCACGACGCGGGCCGACGAACTGCGGCTGGGGCTCGATCGCTGCGTGGCGAGCTACATCCTCCCCCAGAACATGGTCTGGTGGCGGCTGGACGCGGCGGGGCGATACCTCGAGTGCCTGGTCCGCGAGTATATCGACCCATCCGATCGGATCGATCACGGCAAGGTCCTCACCGCAATCGATCCGGAGGACCCGGGCAACATCGGGGAGGCCTGGCGCAAGGACTATGTCCGCTGGAGGCTGTGGCGCACCGACGAGTCGATCGTGTTCTCGTACAACGGCGACGAGGTGCTCGAGCGGGTACCGCACTCGTTCGGCTGCGTCCCGATCGTACGGCTGGTGGACTTCCCCAAGCACCGCACGCCGCACATCGGCAAGAGCCGGTACGAGGCGATCGCGGAGTACCAGCGCGAGTATTACAACCGCGACAGCGAGCTGATCCTGAGTGACACGCTCCAGGCCCACCCGTTCCTCTCGGGGGCGGAGGACTTCTGCAAGGCTGACAATACGCTGTCGGTCGGGCCGGGCTACATCCTGCCGATGAAGAAGAATCCCGAGGGTAAGGGCTACCAGGGTTGGGAGTTCGTCAGCCCGCCCAAGGACCCCGCTGAGTCGCTGCGGAGAAATAAGCAGGACATCATCGATCTGAAGGACCGGCGGGCCTGCCTGACGAAGCCGGCCGGCGCCGTGACGGGGGCAACCACGTCGCAATCGGGGATCTCCAAGCAGCTCGACGCCGTCGCCGGGCACAAGCTCCTGGTCTCGATCGCTAAGTCGCTGGCGAAGGCCGAGCGCCAGCTCGCCGAGTACGCCCTGGTGATCCTGCGCAACAGTCCGCTGGGGCGCGAGCTGCGAGATCAGATCAAGGTTGTCTATCCGGCCCGCTTCGAGCTGTTCGCCGCGGCCGAGATGACCGAGAGCTTGCTCCAGCTCCAGACGGCGCTCGCCCGGGCCGGCGAGGCGCCCGATACCGAGCGGGAGATCCTCCAGACCATCGTCCGCCAGACCCTCCTTGGGTTGAGCGACGCCGATTACGCCCGCCTCGACGCGGAGATCGAGCTGATGGTCGAGAGCAAGTCCCGGCTTAAAGAGAGGCCGAGGGAGATGGCGCCCGGGGGCATCACCTCGCACGTCGAGGCGATGGAGGGCCCGGGCTCCGCAGAGCAGGCGGCGGGCGAGGACCCCACCGGCCAATCGGGCGGCACGATGGTCAGCAACATGATCCCGAGCGTCATGTAAACGTTCTTGAGTGACGCCCCGAGGTGAGTGCAGCGAACCGGGAGGACACCATGCCGAACCTGACCCCCGTCCAGGCCCAATGGCTCACGCTGGCGTTCGTGATGGCCGTCACGGCGCTGGTGCTCGGCTACGACGTGCTGGCGATCCGCTCATGGGGCGTTGAGGCCTCGATCTCGCGCGTCATGCGCCGACTGTTCGGGGCCAGCCCGACGCTGTTCGTGGTGATGGTGTTCTGGCTGGGCATCCTGGTCGGCCACATCTGGCTGCCGACGGAGTGAACGAATCATGGTCTCGATCCTGGCCGTGAGCCTGGCTGCTCAGGTCTCGCCCGCGACGGTCGAGGCCGCCCGCGGCGACCTGGCGTTCGTCCGGGGGGTTGAGGAGTTCGTGCTCGGCGCCGATCCGGGCGGGAGACCTCCCGAGCCCTATCGGGGGCTGATCGAGCGGCTCGGGGATCCGGCGTGGCGCGAGCGAGAGGCCGCATCCGAGGCCCTTCAAGAGGTATCGGCCGCGGACCATCGCTGGCTGTTCTGGGGCCGTCGCCACCCCGACCCCGAGGTCCGGCTCCGCTCGAACGCGATCCTGCGGCGGCTGAATCCCTGCTCCACTTGCGAGGGCGCCGGCAACTCGAAGGATTGGGAGCTCTGGCCGTGCTGGGACTGCCAGGGCACAGCCACGGCGTGGCCATGGTCGATGTGGGACTGACGATCCGATTAGCACCACGCCCTTTCTAACTCTTACCTCGGTGTTTGCCGCCGATCAGATCCGCGTCGGCGATGCCATCCGCTTCTCGTTCGCCGAGACCACCAGCGGCCATCTAAGACTGGGAGGTCAGCAACGATCTGCCCGACAGCGATTACGTGCCCGCGCCCGGCATGACACACGACGGTACTGACATCAAAACTACCTTAGGCGGCTTCAACTTCCTTGAGGCCAGCACGGCCGACGACGTGGACGCCCGCGTCCTCGAGTGTCTTGCCCCCGGCAAGTTCGCCATATCGCTCCGCTATACAGCCGGGTCCATCCGGACCAAGTCCGGCTCCGGTTACGACCTGGACCTCTACGTCGGGGTCGCGCCGGGAGGCTGACGATGGAACTCCTGATCCTGCTCGCCCCCGCGATTGGCCTCGTCGGTTTGCGGGCTTCTACTGCTGCGGCTCTCGCGGCAGCCGGCTGAGGTTCGGGATCGACGTCGGATTGATCGTTCTTGTGCTGCTGCTCGTGATCACCGTGGTCATCCCGATCTAGGCGGGATGGGACCTTTGTGTTTGGCTGTGAATCGAGGGCAGGCATTCGCCTGAACCGGATGACGAACTGTAAACACAACTGCCTATCGCTCGAGCCTCTGGAGGTGATCGCCCTTCGTTCCGGCTTCGCCCCCGCCGAACTCCGAGTCGCCTACGGCTTCGCCCATGCGTTCCAGGTCTACGGCGCTGCAGCTCGGGGAGCCGGCGTCACGATCGCCGTTGTGGACGCTTACAACGATCCGACGCTGGCGGGTGACCTGTCGGCGTACTCGAGCCACTTCGGCCTGGCGACGCCCGAACTCGCCGTCGTCAACCTGGGGCCGCCGGGCAACACCGGAGGCGAGACCGGCTGGAGCATCGAGGAGGTGCTGGACGTCGAGACGATCCACGCCCTGCTCCCGCGAGCCCGAATCGTGCTCGTCGAGGCCGCGAGTGCGTCGCTGATCGACCTGGCGACCGCTGAGATGTACGCGGCTGGCATCCCCGGCGCGGCCGCGATCTCGAATAGCTGGGGCTCGGCCGACGACCCTTACGACGGCCCGAATAACGTGCCGTTCGCCTCGGCATTCGGCGCCGATTCCGGTATTGTATACGCCGCCGCGGCCGGGGACGCATCCGGTCCGCTGTCCTACCCTGCCGCACTGCCCAACGTCGTCGCGGTGGGCGGCACGACGCTGACGCACAACGCCCAAGGCTACCATCAGCGGCCCTGGCTCTCTTACTTCGCCGGTTACACAGACCCCGCCAAGACCAGGCCCGACGCCCGCCTGGTGGGCGGGTATCCCGGTCTCGAAGTCTACGGAACATCGGGGTTCGGCGCGCCAACGTGGACCGACGTCTGGGGAACATCGCTGGCCTGTCCGGCGTTCGTCGCCATGGTCGGCGTGGCCGACGGGGTGAGGCTGGGGCGGGGGCTCACTCCGCTAGGGACCTCGGAAGTGCTGGCCGGGCTGACGCCGGATGAGACGCCGACAGCGCCGGGGTTCGTCGTACAGTTTGGGTGAGGCCGCGATGTTCATGATGGCCGTCATTTTCGAGTCGCTCGCGGTGATCAGCGTATCGGACTTCTTCCTGAGGCGAGCTGCTGAACTGAGAAAGCTTTCCCGAACGTTGATACGCGCATGCGAATCACCATCCTCGTCGTGGCTCTGACGGCGGCGCTCACCGCGACACTCTCGCTGCCGCGTGGGCAGCGCGTCTGCAAGCCCGTGCTCCGCTACGGCCGGGGTGGTCGCTGGCGGACTCCCCAAGGGGCCAGGTTCGCCTGGCTGATGGAGAATCGATGAACAGGCTTGAGGCAGTGGTGGTCTGCGTGGACTACGCGGATTACCTGGCGGAAACCTTGCCGTTCCTCCTGCCGCACGTCGATGACGTGGTGGTAGTGACGACCCCGGACGATGGCCGCACCCACCGGGTCTGCAAGCGACACGGGGTGAGGTTCCTCCCGACCCGGTGCTTCTATCGTGAAGGGGAAGCCTTCAACAAGGCCCGCGGGATCAACTACGGACTAGCGAACCTCAAGCTAGACGGCTGGGTACTCCACATCGATGCGGATACCGTCCTGCCATCGCGCACGCGGTACATACTGGGCAACGTCGACCTCGACCATCGCAAGCTGTACGGGTGCGATCGCGTTCATTGCTTGGGCCGTGCAGCGTGGGACAATCTGAAGGCCGACCCTGAGGTCCAGTACGAGTGGAATTGCCTCGTCAAGCCGCCTCGGCAATGGACGCTCGGTGCCCGGATCGCTCACCTTGAGTATGGCGGATATTGCCCGATCGGATTCTTCCAGTTGTGGAATCCATCTGGCTCGGGCGTGGCGCGATATCCCCGCGTGGGACAGGGGACGGCCGAGCACTCCGACGTTCTGCATGCCATCCAATGGGACCGCCAGGATCGCTGCTTGATCCCCGAATTGATCTGCATCCACCTGGAGACGAAGGACAAGGGCGATGGCCGCCCGATGGGGCAGAATTGGTCCGGCCGAACAACTCCGGAATTCACCCGGGATGAGTCGCCTTATCGCGTCTCATCTGCACGGCCGAGCGGAGTCCGGGCCGCTAGCCCAGGCGCCTATTCGTCCGCGGAGAGTTGATTAGAAGCAGTATGCCGTTGGGCGCATTCGGGTCAGTCCGACCTGGACGTCCTACTGCCGGATTCTCACCCACTTTGAGGAACTTGAACAATGCCCCTGGACAATCAGGGTGGTCCGGCGACGGCCTCGCCGTTCCAGACCGCCGCGACACAGCAGACCGTGACGATTCCGCTGGAGCAGCTCCAGACGTTCACGAGCATCCAGGCGCGGCTGGCGGAGATGGAGGCCGCCCAGCGGACCCAGCAGGAGGCCGCCCAGCAGGAGCAGGCCCGCATCCTGGCCCAGAAGGGCGAGGTTGAGCACGCCCTGCGGATGCTCCGCGAGCAGTCCGAGCAGACGCTCGGCGCCGAGCGGCAGAGGCTCGTCCAGGTCGAGGATCGGGCCAAACGATACGCGCTCGACGGCGAGATCTCTCGGGCACTGTCGTCCCACAATCTCGTCCAAGGCGGAGCCGAGCAGCTCTCGCAGCTCTGGCGGAGCCAGTTCCTTGTCGACACGCAGGGCGATTCGTTCGCCGTGCGGACGCCGACGTTCCAGTCGGTGGGCGAGTTCGTTTCCCAGCAGCTTGCCCGACCGGAGTATGCCCACTTCGTCCGGGCCTCGACGCAGGGGGGGACGGCCACGGGCCAGACGATTCAGGCGGCCCAGACGCCGCCCGCAAGCCCGACGTCGGCGCCCCAGCCGAGGAATATGGGCGAGGCAGTGATCCTCCACATGCAGGGCCTCCAGAAGACCCAGGGCGATGCCCGGGCCAACCTGAGTTTGCCCATGGGGCTTCGGGCGGCTCGCTGACGTTCGCCTCGCTCGCGGTCGTCGGTGGTCAGCGACGAACGACTGATCGACCCGCCCACTCACCACTGGTCATCGAATCCTCAATCCGACGCCCTTCGAGGGCATGCCGGCCGGGGGCCCGCCACCTCCCGAGAACCGCGAATGTGGCGATCGAGATCCTATTTCCATGGCCGACTTCCTCCAGGGCTTCCTCGGCACACAACTGGCCGGCGTCGAGGCTCGCAATGATGTCACCGTTGCGATTCGCAACTGGTTTGCGAATCGCAACCCCCTCGTGACCCGGCTGCCCTACGTGCCGGTCGAGCGGGTGGACTTTCAGATGTACACACACAAGTACCGGGCGCGTTCCACGGTGCTTGGCGCCTCGGTCTCGTCCGCCGCGCAGACCAGCCTGACCGTCGCGGACTCCACGTTCATGATGAACCACGACGTGCTCGAGATCGTGGATTCGGCGACCGGCAACGTCGAGCGGGTCCAGATCAACGGCGACCCGACGGGGCCCAACACGGTCAACATCACTCGCGGGTTGTGGTCGCAGATCGGCGGAGTCGTCGGGACCACGCCGCTCGCGTCGGCGGCCACCAGCTCGACGGTCAACCTGATCGGCAACTCGCGGAACGGTGCCGAAGTCAACCAGACCGGGCTGACGACCATCGGCGTGCCGCGTACGCAGTATTGCCAGACGTTCCAGTTCCCGGTCCAGATCAGCGGCAGTGCTCAGAGCGCCCGGGCCCAGGTGCTGCCGGGCGGCATCCAGACGCCGTTCGACTTCAACATGACCGTCCAGCTCCAGAACATGGTGGACGACATCGAGAACTCTTGCTACTACGGCATCGCCCAAGGGCCCAATGATGCCGCGGGCGTAACGGCCAAGATGAACGGGCTGCGATCGATTTTCCAGACCAACAACATCTCGAGCCTGACCGGGATGACGCCGGTCAACGCGGCGGCCTACGGCGCGACGGACCTCGTCCGCGACACGCTCCAGGCGGCCCGCTCCGGCGGCGGCGAGCCGGATCTCCTGATCGTCTCGACCAACTTCATGAGCGGGTTCGCGACCTGGGGCCAGGCGATCCAGCGCGTGCCGGCCGGCGAGACCGCGTTCGGCACACCGATCAACGTCCTGGAGGCGCCGTTCCTCCACGGCGTCACGATCGTCGAGGCGCCGCTGCTGCGGCCGTTCACGGCGATCGCCCTGACCAGCTCGGAGGTCTACATCCGCAACAAGCGGAACCCGTACTGGCAGCTCCGCGGCTCCCGCGGCGACATGGTCGAGGGCGACTGGCTGGCCGAGATGGCGATCGAGGTCGTCAATGAGAGCCACCACGCGTGGGTCGAGGGCATCACGGCGTTCTCCGCGAACTGACGTTCGCGGTGGTGGTCAGTGGCCGGTGACCCCGGAATGGACCGACCATCATTCTCCTCGCGTCTGACCACTGACCACTGACTATTGACCATCAGAGCGGAGTGGAGCGAAGCGACATGTGGCGATTCCGCGGCACCCCGTATTACCTTGATGCCCAGGGCGAGCGTCTCGGGTTATCGAAGATCTTGACCGACCGGGCGAGACACAATCCGGAAGTCTACCGGGTGTCCGTCCTCCTGGGCCAGCTCTGCGAGCGGTATCACCGGGCCCCGAAGGAGGACGGTCGCGCCGTGGTCTCCCCTGCCGAGCTGGCGCAGATCCGCGGCACGCTCGGTCAGTGCGAGCACGAGCTGGAGAAGCTTCACGCCCTGGCGGCCGCCTCGCAGGCGATGGTCGACGAGGCGCACGAGGCTTTCGGGCTGGAGGTCCCGGGGCGCCACTTCCGCGTTAGGTGTGATTTCGACGATCTGCCGGGCTCGGCAGACTTTATCCCCATCAAGGTCATCCGCGACAGGACGGCGAAAGCAAGATAAACCATGGCCTACACCTCACCCAGCATAGCGCCTTCGGGCACAACCTTCGCCCAGTTCCAGGCGGGGGGAGCCAGCGGCATCCTGGAGCGATTGATCGCCGCGAATTTCGCCGGGACCGCGGCCCCTGCCACCCCGACGATCTCCGCTACGAGCGGCGGCACCACTGGCGGCAACCTCGCCGCCGGCACCTATTATGTCAAGGTCACCGAGAGCAACGGGCTCGGCGAGACGACCGCGAGCCCCGAGGTCTCCGTCACGGTTGCGGCCGGCAACATTCCGCAGGTCACGTTCGCGGCGCTACAGGCGGGCAACACCTCCCGCAACGTGTATGTCGGGACGACCAGCGGCGCGGAGGGCCTCTACGTCAGCGGTATCACGGCCGGGACATACAACCTCTCGGCCACGATTCCGACCAACTCCTACGCGGTCCCCGTGCCGACGGTCAACACGACTGGCCTGACGAGTACGAACGCCACCACCGGGGTCGTGGCCAATCAGAAGCTCGCGGCGCTACGGGCGTGCGAGAAGGGTCGGCTGCAGGACGTCTGGAATAACGTCGCGGGGTTGGTCTCGCAGTTCAACCGGGGCGAGCCGGTCTCCTTCAGCAACGTGGTGTCGAAACTCCGCGATGCCCAGACCGTCTTCGCCGCCCTTACCGAGATCTGCGCCGAGATGGGTGCACTGATCGACGCCAATCCCGGGCATTTTACGAATGTCACGACCGGAATCGGCGGTCAGAAGACCGTGCGACAGTGGCCCTGATCTCATGCAAAGGGCTCAACACTGACGTGGGAGACGATGGCGTTCATCGATCCGACCTCCGACCTCCGGAGTCTGGCCTTTCTGGAATGCCCTCCGATGAACGACGATATCCGGCTCGTCCGATTGGAGCCCAGGCAGATGGCCCAGATCACGATCGTCGTGCGGTGCGGCGGGACCCGCAAGCTCCGCCTAAGTCTGGCCATGGCGCTCATGCGGATCGCCGGAAGGCTCGGCGGTTTCAAGCAAGTCAAGCTCGTGCGAGAAACGAGGTAATCTCATGGCACACAGTCCCAAGCCGGGAGACGCCCGCTGGGGTGTCGTCCAGCCTTCGAACGTAGCCGGCCTCGGCGGCAGCCGCGCCACCAATGGCTATCTTCCGCTCGTCGGCTCCGCGAGCCCACTCCCCCCTGGCGGACTGGGCTGCGGGGATCGGCGCAACGGTTCCTTCCCGATCGGCAGGATCGCCAGCCCGGTACATCCCCCGGAGAGCCGTTTCGACGTCGAGACGGCGAAGATGCCGCAGCCCCCCTCGGCAATCGAGCCGGGCAAGGGGGCCATCCCCGTGAATCCGTGGGACGGCGCGGGTCGGCCGATCCGAGTGACATCCAATTCAGAGATCCTGGATGAGCCGCGCCGGTGAGCCGCTCGTCCCTGTCCGTGGTCCTTCGTTCGCGGTCCTTCGTCCGCTGACTCGCACCATTTCAGCTATCGCCGACCACGGGCAACGGGCACCTCACAACGGATAGATCACATGAGCAATCTGCCCTTGCAAACGACGCCCGTCTACTGCTCGGACGAGGACATCCTGGTCCATGCCGGGGGTGATTTCGCCACGCTCTGCCCACCGTGGCAGCAGATGGCCCAGGGAACCGACGGCGCCTTCGCCCCTGGGTCTCCCTGGATTCTGACTTCCGCTTCGGTCGACTTCGCCTCCAACGGCGTGGGCCCGAATCAGGTCGTGTGGCTGACGGCCCCTAGGACGCAATACCCCGGGGGCGGTCATTTCCTCGCGATCGATTCCGTGGCCGGCAACTCCATCACACTCCGACGGCCGTACAAGGACCTGAACGTCGGGATGCCGCCGGCGCCGGCGGGCGGGCTGACGGGCGTTGCCTTCGCGATCAATACCCTCGACCCCCAGAGCGCCGAGGCGTCCTACGACATCAAGCAGCGTTTCGCCATCGACGACAACCCCGTGATCGGCGAACAGCGGGCATCGTCCTGGATCTATGACCTCCAGGTTCTGAGGGTCGCGACCATCTACACCGTCCTGCTCGAGCGGTACACGCAGGAGACACGGACCGAACGCGGTGACTTCGAGAAGAAAGTGGTCCGATTCCGCCAGAAACTCGATGACGCGCTGGCCCGCGTCCAGCTCCGCTGGGGCCCGTTCGGCAACTCCGCCGCGCCGGCCACGCTCTTCAGTTGCAAGCTCTCCCGCTGATCACATCCGAGGGCCTCGAGCCCGGGCCGGCCGCCCATGCCCCGGGGCGAGAACCGCGAACGGGGCACAGAGATCAACGAACATGGCAGCTCTGCAAGGCCAAGTGTCTCTCGGCATGACGGCGCTGGTCGCCAGCACCCCCAAGACGGTCATCCGGGTCAAGGCGCCCACGAACCAGCGCGCCAAGGTCCTGGGCTATGGCTTCTACTTCGACGGTACGTCGAACTCGGCCACGCCGGTCCAGATCCAGATCGGCCGCATCTCTGCGGACGGTACGTTCACGGCCGCCACACCGCTGCCCAACGAGGAGGAGCTGACCGAGACCTTCCAGACCGCCGTGGGGGTCAACGCTTCTGCCGAGCCGACTTACTCAAACTACCTGAAGACTCTCACCGTACACCCGCAGCTCGGCTACGAATACCTGGCGCCGCTCGGCCAGGAGATCATCGTCAAGGGCGGCGGCATGCTGGGTTTCGTCGTCAACGCCCCTGCGGCCGTGGACGTCCGCGGATACGTGATGTTCGAGGAGTAATCTTTCGCGGAAGGCCGAGGGCTGGAGCCGGAATCAGGAGAGGACGGCCACCGCCTCATTCAGCCTTCAGCCCTGAGCCTTCAGCCTTCGAGGATTCGACATGGCGGCACCAACCTACTCGGCCGGGACGCCCGGGAACGTCTTCAATAACGTGCCCTTGGCCGCCGGCGGCAGCAAGAACGTGGCCGCGCTCGTAGACCTCACGACGGTCGTGGGCGGCGCGTTGCATTGCAAGATGCTTACGGGCGCAACACCCCCGACCCAGGCCACGACATTCCGCTGCTTCCGCGTCTATGCCGCGACGGCGGCGGCGCCCTCTGCGATGCTCTCCGGCACCGCGACGGCCGGGACGACATCGCTCCCGGTCAACTCATCCGCCGGTGTCTCCAGCGGCCAGCAGATTGCGATCGTGACGGCCGCCGGGCTGGTCGGGGAGATCGTGACGGTAACGTCCGTCTCGGGCACGACTTTGACGCTCTCGGCCGGGACTATCAACGCGTATTCGACCGGCGACCTGGTGTTCCTGGTCGAGCAGACTGCCTCGGGTGGCACGATCGCCCCGGGTGGTTCGTGGGTGGCCAATGCGGTCTATAGCACGTCGATCTATCCCCCGGCCGCCTGGCTCTGGATCGTCCAGGCTGTCAATGCCGATACCGCCCAGTCGGTGACGGTCTCCGCGACAGTCGATAAGAATCCGTCCTTCCAGTGATTCCCCACGTGTCACTTCTGATTAAGCGGGTCGATGACACATGCTCGGATCGCGATGGCCGCAGAAGCCTCCGGTGGGGACGTCGATCGCGCCGCCCTCGGGGTTGGCACAAGGGCTGGTGGCGTTCTGGGCGTTGAACGAGGGGACCGGCCTTCCGTTCGACACCGCATCGGGGCATCTGGCGGCGAGCAACAATGCGACGTGGACCGGCTCACCCTATGGCGCGGCCCTCGCGTTCAACGGCACGAACCAGTACGTCAACCTGGGTTCGAGCACACCCTGGCTGAACCTCACCGGGCCGCTGACCCTGGCCTGTCTTGCGGCACCGATCGCCGGATCCGCGACGAACCAACAACTCATCGACGGCCACACGACGACGAACCAGGGGGGCTATCTCCTCGTCGTGAACACCTCAGGCAACAACGAGATGGACTATTACACCGTCCAGGGCGGGAGCGTCGCGTCGGCGGCCTCGAACTCCGGCGCGGCCGATGGCGGATGGCACGTCTTTGCTGTGAGCCACTGGAGCACCGCCGCGAATGGTGTGCAGTTCTACCGGGACGGCTACGCCTGGGGCACCGCGACTGCATCTTTCTTCGGCGGGTCGTACACCGGTCAGCGGACCCTGGGAGCCCGGACCGATGCCGCCGCGAAATGGCTGTCCGGTGGTATGGCCTGGGCCGCGATCTGGTCGCGTGCCCTATCGGCCCAGGAGCACCTGGCGATGGCATCGAACCCGTGGCAAGTCCTCCGGCCGCAGCGAGACGTGGCAAGCATGTCCGCGGCGCGCTCGGGCGGCCGGGTCTCGTATCGGCGGGGGTCGTCGATCCTTCTCCCGCTTCAGCTTCCCACGGCCGATCTCTACTGCTACCTGGACTGAGTTGACATATGGTCACTGTGCCGCCGCGTGAACTCTTCACCGGGCCGCAGCCCGGTGGAGGCCCGACTGGCACGGGCACGACCGGCGGGCCCGGCTCGTCGGTAGGTCCTCTGGGCTGGAGCCCGGCGAGACGCAAGCCGCGGTCCATCTGGCGCAGCGGATTCGCCGGACCAGGTTCGGGGCCGCCGACCGCCGGCCTCTCGGCAACGATCATCCGGGCCGAGGCATCGGTCCAGCCTCGGGCTGGGCGTGCCGGCATCCCTGTCGCGTTCCCGTCGCACGGCGCGATGCAGCCGCCGCTGAGGGGCCTCTCGATAGGGATCAGGAGAAGACCGACCGCAGGCCGAGTCTGGATGCCCGAGGGCGCAGCCCGTCCGCCCCAGTCGCCGCCGTTGCCATCAATGAGGCCTGTCTCGGCGCGAACTCGTTGGCGGCCCGGTCGGTCGACGCTCCGGGTCTTGCCTGCCGCGGTCGGCACAAGGCCGCCGCTCGTGCCCGTCGCGGTCGCGCGGCCCTCGCGCCGGGGATTGCCCGGCTTCGCCTCACCCGTTCGGTTCCCTGTGGAGATCATCGATTCCCTCTCGCTGCCGTACCACGGGACCCTGACCCCGACCGTGCGGCGGGGGACTACTCCGTGCCCGGCCGGCCGGACCTGGCCCTCACAGTCTCCCTTCCGGGTCTCCACGCCCTCCGCGCTCCCCGGCACCACGGCCGTCCGCCGCCACGGCGACGACGCGGCAAGGCGGCGGATGGGCCGGCTGATCCTCGGCCAGTCGATGGGGCTCGCGTTTTCGGGGCGATTGCATTATAATATCTATATAAATTCGGGATCCGGTGGCCCGGTGGATTATTCGGACCCGATCGGCGCCGTCATGACTACGACGTGGACGACGTCCGGGCTCGCGGCTCCGGGGACCTGGAGCTTCGGCGTCCGGGCGGCGGATGGGAACGGCGAGGAGGAGAACCTCGACTGTGCCGTCACGATCGTGCTGGATGCTTCGGGCAACGACATCTCCGCCCGCCCGGCTCCTCCGATCGGGCTCCGAGCCTTCCCGCTCGCGGGCGGGGCGGTCCGGGTCGAATGGTACTATACTCCGGTCCGCGAGTCCGCCCCTGTCGGCTTCAACGTCTATCTCGGCCCAGGCGTGACTCCGAACTACGCGACCCCGACCGCTGTGGTGGCGTATGGCTCCGGCCGCTTCAACACGTTCGTCGCCGATCTCTTGGGCTTGACGGACGGGATGGCCTACAGCATCGGCGTACGTGCCTTCAACGCGAGCGGCGAGGAAGCCAACACCACCTCGGCGGGGGTCACCGCCGACGCCACAGGACCGCTGCCGGTGGATCTCCTGATCGCTACCGCTATCGTCTAGTCCTTTAGTACTTCACGGCTGGAAGCCGGGGGATCGAGCGACCTCCGCCGCCTCTGATTACGACGTTGGGCTCTTGAATTCCGCCTTCCGAGCACTCCAGAGAGTCCGATCCGCCATGCCTTTGCCCGGATAGTCCGCCGGCTCGGCCGCAAACCTGATCAACGGTGTCTCGGTCGCCCACGGGACAATGATCTCCGTGTTCCTCGACCTCTCGACGTGCATCGAGTGGCAGGTCTCGTGCGAGATGACCACCACGTCCGGCACCTAGTCGGGCAGCACAACGTTCGGCGTCGGCGCCAATTCCGTCACCGTCGGTGTGGAAGAGGTCAGGGCCTATCAGTGAGTAAATCCAACACCCGATCCTCGACCACCGCCGCCACCACTGGGACTAGGCTACGTCAATCCTTGCGTGCGACGCCGGAACCGCCATCGAACTCGCAGCCGTCGGGCTCGTCACCTGGGGCCACCAGGTCTACATGAGCCCGGCCGTCAACTCAGCCGATCGATTACACGACCGTCGTCGCGACGATCCTCGGGTTCGAGAACACCACCTGGACGAGATCGACCCTGGCGGTGAGCGGCGAGTGGTCTTTCGGCGTGCGGGCCTTCAACGATGCCAGCGAGGAGCAGAATCTCGACTGTTCCGTCACGGTTCTCTTCAGCCAATCAGGCGAGGATATCAGCACCATCCCCGCCCATCGATTGGGCTTCGCGCCATCCCGACCGCCGGCGCCGGCATCGAAGTCATTGGGCTACCCATCGACCAGCGGACCCGGGACGCCCACTCGGTTCTTCGTACAGCACGGCGATCGAGAGTGCCTATCAAGCCACGCTTAGCAGTGTCATCGGCACGGCTACACAATCGGGGTCCGGGCGGCGAACTCAAGTCGCAAAGAACAAAACGCGGCGACAGTGGTCGTGACTGGCGATGGCGTGGGTCTGACCGTCGTGACTGGCCTGAGCGTCACAACGATTCCATGAATTACCGAGGCAGCATGGTCGCGTACAGTGTGGGGCTATTCGGTGGTAGTCTGAGGAATTCACGATAATGAACTGGATAAACCGGAGATTCCGCAACCGTCTGGCCACAGTGGTGCTCGGCGCCCCAGCGCTGGCCACGGTCTCGCTCCTGATGGTCGAGTCGCTCGGCGGGCGGCCGCGGCCGACACACGCCGTACCCCGGACAGCGGCGCCGAAACGGCCACTCGTCGGCGACACCCAGGTTATCTCACAGTCGACTTCGGTCCGATACGCCTCGCAGGTCGGCTGCAAGGCCGACGGCGCCACCGACTGCACTGCGGCTGTCCAGGCCGTTCTCGACACCGCCGGGGTCGCCGGCACGCCGGTGAGGTTCGTGTTCGACTCGGCCGGCGTCTATCTCATCGCGGGCTCGATCAAGCTCTGGAGCAACCAGGAGCTCGACGGGCTCGGCGTCGCGACCATCAAGAAGGGCGGGACCGGGGTTGGCGACTCCAAGCCGATCGTCACCAACAAGCATTGGGTAGCCTATAGCACCGGATCGCAGACAGATCAATATGTGACGATACGAAATCTCTACGTCGACGGAAACCGCCGCGGCGGCGCGAGCAACAACCCCAACAACCCGACGATGACCGCAAATTCCCCGCAGGGCTATGTGGTGCCGACGCTGGGGTTCTACGGGATCAACATTTTCCACATCGAGAACGTCCACGTCTACGACAGCCCGGCCTACGGCATGCAGCTCGGTTTCGCGACGAATGGCGTCATCATCAATTTCTCCAAGTATCTCGCGGCCGGCGACACCGTGCCGGGAGATGCGGTGATCCAGTGCCAGGGCGGCTGCTCGGACCTCTGGATGTACGGCCTGCACGGCACCACGAACGACGATCATGTGGCGTTCAACGCCAACGATGGCAACGACATACCGGGCAACATCGCCACGTTCTGGCCTGGGTCGGTGCACTACGGGCCGATCAGCAATTGCGTCGTCAGCGACTCGGTGTTCACTCCCGGGGCGCTGAACGTGGGCAACATGGGCCGGTGCCTCTCGGCCAACCCCAGCGGGGCCCCGATCACCAATATCACCTGGCGGAACTGCACCGCGACGGTCCAGGATCGCGGGGTGATTTTCAATGACTTCACGATCTCGCCGGGCCTGGGCTGGTACGACGGGATCACGTTGGATAACTGCACCTTTTACGCGACCGGGAACCTCAACGACGGGGTGGTATGGGCATCGTCGGCCACGATGGGCCGGCTCACGATTCGCAATTGCCGGGTGATCCCGAGCGCCACGCAATCGAACGGCCCCCTGATCTGGCTCCTGTCCGGTTCCACGGTCGGCTCGCTCCTGGTCGACGGCTTTGACCTGTACGACCCGAGCGCCTACGTCACCAAGCCGATCGTCGGCCTGTTCGGCACCCTCACCGACGGCGAGCTCAAGTCGCTCCGCTGGAACCGGGGGACGGCATCGACCCTGTCGCAGCCGGCGATTTCCAGCACGGGCACCGTCGGCCGCATCCGCGTGATCGGCGGGGCCTTTGACCGCATCTCGAACGTCGTGAACGTCTCGGGGGGCTCTCCCGTCGTGGTAGCGGCCGGCGTGACCCACACCAACGCGGGCGGCGGAAAATCCTTCACCTCGTCGGGCTCGGGCACCCTGACGTCGAGCTCGCTCATTACCTCCGCGATCGACTCGGCCTCTGTGGGACCTTGAATTATGTCATACACCGTCTATCTCAACGAGCCGTTCGCGGGGTCGTCGGGCACCATCCTGACGTCGCTGGCCGACGCGCTGTGGACGAACAGTGCCAGCTACGTAGCCGGGTCCAACGCCATCGAGGTCGATGGGAACGGCTATAGTTTCCTGTCGGGCGCCGACTCGGCCAACATCCCCAATGTGTCGATGCCCTTGACGCCGAACTTCGAGGTGTTCGTCGATCACAAGCGGTTGACCGCGCTGTCATCGGGCCAGACGGCCGGCGTCACTCTCTTCGTGTCGTCGCCGTACGCCAGTTTCGCGACGAAATACTATCTCGGGGCCATCGAGCCGGGCCTCGCGGGTACTGGCGTCGCGTTTTTCAACGGCGCCACCGCGATGGGCAGCACCGCCGCGCTGCCCTCCGTCGGGGTCAATACGAGGCTCCGCATCAGGGTCACGACGACCGGCGGCAACACGACCTTCCAGTGCAGCTCGAGCACGGACGGTGTCACCTACACCGACTTGGGGATCAGCGCGACCATCGCGACGCCGACGCAGCCCGTCGCGATCGGCCTCTATTATCAGAATCGGTCGGGCTCCGGCGGCTGGACGGCGACGACCGGCCCCCACCTGGGACGGCTGATCGTCGAGGACCTTTCGGCCACCACCGCGACACTCTCGATCGCGTCCGGATCGGGTGTGACCGGGACGCCGGTCCAGCTCACCGTCAATCTCGACCGGCCTGCGGGATACGGCGGCATCAGCGACCCGGTGGCCCAGGCCGGCGGGACCGGCACCCTATCGGCCGCCGCCGGCGGTCCGACCATCAGTTCGATCACGATCGCCCAGGGGGCGAGCTCCGGTAATTTCTGGTGGAACCCGTCGGCCGCCGGGACGGCCAGCATCTCGGACGGCCCGACGGCGCCGGTGCTGACGCTGGCGGGCTCGCCGCAGCCGTTCACGGCCGCGGCCACCGCTACCGGGTACACGATCTCGGGCGCGACCTCAGGGTTCGCCAACATCGCGACCGGCAACATCGTCGTGACGCCGAACGGGTACATCGCGAGCGACACCATCACGATCACGCTCGCGGGCGCATCCGGGTCCATATCTTCCTCGACCCTGACCTTCACTGCCACCAACGCCGCCCAGAGCGTGACGTTCACCGGCGCGGCCGCCGGGACGGCCGTACTGACGTTCTCGAGTTCATCCAACCTGACGGTCGGCGGCTCACCGCTCGACCTGTCGATCGCGGCCAGCGTCACCTTCGACAGCCGCATCACGGGGATGGCGTCGGGGCAGACCCCCACGATCGTCCCCAAGACCTGGAACGGTTTCGCCTACTCGACGGTCGGCTCGGGCCTGTATTCCCTCGGCACGGCGGTAAACTCGACCGACGAGACCGACTCCTACGAATGCCGGGTCACTTACGCGGCCTCGCAACTCCCGCCCGGCACGACGCCGCGCGTCGTCTGGACTGTCAACGGCGTCACGGCCGTCGACAAGAACCCGACTGCGCCGTCGGTGCTGCTCGACGGCAATCTCAGCTTCGGCCAGGCGCTCAACCAGATCCTCGCCGGCATCTCGGGCGTCCTATCAGGCGTGCCGCCATCCGGCGCCGGCACGCTCGCTTATAAGTCTCCCGGCGGCGCACCTCGGATCGCGATGGGCGTGGACGGGACGGGCAACCGGACCTCGATCACGCATACACCCCCGATCGCGTGAGGCAACCCCATGGCCGTCTCCAATAGCGGTCCGTTCCCGCAGGTCGCCTTCCCGGCGGTCGCCTTCCCGGCGGTCGCCTTCCCGGGCGCGGGCAAGGGCGCCCCAGCCAATCCGCCCGCGCATACGACCGGCGGCTCGCTCAAGTGGCCGTGCACCCGATCGTTCCGTCCGCGGCCTCGTCCGCGGCCCCGCTGAAGAGGTCGCGTTGCCCTCCACATCGCTGCTCCGCGGCACGAAGTCGTATCTCGTCACCGTCTCCGGGGCCACCGCGCGGGACGGCACCCCGATGACCGCACCGATCACCTTCAGCTTCACGCCCTCAGGCGGCAGCAACATCGGATATACCTCGATCGGCGCCCGCCGCGTCGCCTGAAATCCACATCTTCGCGAGGATACCGTTCCTATGCCTTCGCCCGTCTATTTCGCCGGCACGCCCGGCAACCTAATCAACGGCCTCACCGTTGCCCACGGGACGACCGTCGCCGCGTTCCTCGACCTCTCGACGTCGATCGAGGGTCAGGTCTCGTGCGAGATGACCACCGGCGGCAGTGCTCTGTCGGGCGGGACGACCTTTAGCGCTTACAAGGTCTACGGCAACGCGACTCCGATCACGCTGTCTTCGGCCGCGTCGTCGGGCGCCACGTCGCTTTCTGTCTCGTCCGCGACCGGCATCCACGTCGGCCAGAAAGTCTTGCTCCAACAGTCCAGCGGCGGGAAGCTCGGCGAGATTGCGACGGTCTCTGCGGTCAATAGCACGACCCTGACCGTCTCCGCAACGGCCAACGGCTACTCTGTCGGCGACGGCGTGTACCTGATCGAGCAGACCGCGACCTATTCCACGGTGCCCAGTAGTTCGTCCGGGTCATGGTTGCCCAGCACCGATTATTCGCTCCCGCTGTTTCTCGGGACCGGCCAGTGGTGCATCACGGCCGGCAACGGCGACACCACCAACTCCGTCACTGTCACCGTCAGCGTGGACAAGATCACCGCCTACCAGTGATCCGCCGCTCGGCCCGCCGCGTTATCCGCTTGCTTCGCCGATCGCCCGGAGCCTCCTCATGTTCGATCGCCACTGGCACCAGAAGCCGCCCAGGGGTACGCAGCTCAACTTAGAGCATCCGCTGACGCGTGGCCTGGCGTCTTTCTTCCCGCTCTGGGAAGGCGAAGGCCCACCGGCTGACGTCGTCAGCGGCCGCGCGGCGAGCAGCAATACTGTGCCATGGGGCGGCTCATCCAAGGGCTGGGCGCTGTTCGGTGCCGGCGGCGACACCTGCATCGTCGCCAACGGCAGCTCGCCGCTAAACATCACCGGGCCGATCACAATTGCGGCCCTGGCGCGGCCGCAGACCGGATTCAACGGCCAGACGCTTTACAGCACCGGCTACAACGCCAGCATGTTCTCGGTGGACACCTACAGCGGCGTCCTCGCGATCAATTACGGCAACTCCGCCAGCAGCGGTCGGTCCAACTTCCTGACCCCCGACGGCAACTGGCACACCTTCGCCATTTCCCAGGGGTCCGCCACCGGGGCCGTCTTCTACTTCGACGGCTACTCGGTGGGCACGGCGTCTTACTCGGGTTACGCGCCGAGCTACACCGGCAACCGCTCGATCCTGGCCAACGACGACGGCTCGTATCCATTCTACGGGCCGATCGCGTGGATCGGCTTCTGGAACCGGGCGCTTTCCGGCCCGGAACACATCCTCCTGGCCACCGACCCCTGGCAGATCTTCGGTACCCGGAACACGGTCGCGGCGATCCCGCAGATCATCGTCCCGGGCTTCTCCGTCTCGGCCCCGGCCGTGCTCTATGCGGGCAATCCATCCACCACGCTCAGCCTGCTCGGATTCGACACGAACTGGAGCGGCGGCACGACCTTCACCGTCTCCGGCGTCGCCGGGACCAGCAAGTCCTCGCAGGCGGTCATCGACATCAACCATGCGACGGTCGCCGTATCGACCGGCGCGGCCGCCGGGACGCTGACGATCTCGGACGGCACCGAGTCGGCCACCTTCCCCGTTACGCCGCAGTCGATCGCGGCCGTGCCCTACACCGTCCCCGCGCATCACACCGGCCACATCGCCATCACGCTGACGGGCAGCGGCACGCGCTGGACCACGGGAACTACGACATTCAGCGTCTCGGGCGTCTCGGGCGTCTCGATCGTCGGTCAGTCGATCGCCTCGATGACTTTGGCCACCCTGACGATCGCGACGGGCTCCGGCACGGGCACCCTAGCGATCACCGACGGGACCAGCACGGTGCCGGTCACCGTCGCGACCGCCGGCCTGGCGGCCTCGCCGAACCCTGTCGCAGCCACCGGGCTGATCACCCTCACCGGCACGTCCACCGTCTGGACGCAGGAGACGGCCGCGAGCCTCTTCACGGCATCGGGCGTCTCGGGCGCCGGCCTGTCGGGCATCACGGTGCAGTCCGACACCCAGGCGACCGCGCTCCTGGCCGCATCGACCGCCACCGGCACGATCACGATCATCGACAACAGCGCCGGCGCGACCGCGACCGCGACGGCCGACGCGCTCCCGGCGGGCTCGCTCCACCTGGGCACCCCGCTCCTGGTCGGCCCGTCGTCCTCCAGCACGCTGTTCGGCAACCGGGCCGCCGCCACGCTCGCGTTCCGGTTCAAGGTGAACAGCAATGCCGGCCTCAACTCGACCGGCGGCACGCAGGTCGTCGCCTGGGGGACCAATGCGAACGGCGGCCAGCCGCTCGCCGTCTATTACCCCGCCAGCGGCCAGCTCACGATCACCGCCTATGGCGGCAATAATAGCGGCTACTACGTCGACGCCTTCACAACCAGCATCCCGATCCAGCGCGGCGTCGGCTATCATATCCTGATATCCTGGGGCGCCACGCCGCAACTCTACGTCAACGGCCTCCTCTACGCCACCGCGGGGTTCTCGAACGTCGCGACCTTCCCCTACCAGCAGGTAAGGGTCGGCGGCAACGCCGGAGTGGGGATCGCCACCGATCACGCCGTCTCCGACATTTGCATCTGGAACGCCTACGCGGCGACGTCCTCCGACGCGCTCGGCCTTGCAACCGCGGCCTCGAGCCCGCTCCAGGTCGGCGGCACGCAGCCCGGCACGTCGTGCTCGGCCTGGTGGCCGCTGGGCGGCGGGACCGTCGGGAGTACTCCCTCGCTCTCCGACCAGTGGTTCGGCGATTACTCGGCCAATGGCAACACCCTGTCGGTCGTCGCGGGCACGCTCCCGGGCGGGACCTATGCGGCCGGGATCGGCCTGGGCTCGCCGTCCCTGGTCTCCGGCTGGGTACCGAAGTGCGGCAAACTGGCGATCTTCGGCGCCACGTCCTCGGTAGCCGCCGGCAACGGCGGCTATCCGGTCGCCCCGATCACGGCGGTCGGCGGCACGCCCGCGATCTCGCGCAACGGGACTCCAGTCTCGATCGGGCCGGCGACGTGGTTCTCGACCGACCAGGACACGCCGTTCGTGGCCTACCTGCTCCAGTGCGGGTCGGTGCAGGCGATCTCCAACGTGCTGCCCGGGTCGAATTACACGAACCCTACCGTCACCGCCTCGGGCGGCGGCGGCTCCGGCGCGACGTTCGGGACGCCCGTGCTCAAGACGGGGGTGACCGGCTACACCATCCTCAACGGCGGCAGCTTCTCCGGCACCCCGGCCGTCTCGGTTGCCCCGCCGTCCAACGACTCGGGGCCACAGGGCGGGACCGCGGCCACGGCCCGAGCGACCGTCTCGGGTGGTACCCTCGCGACCGTCGTGCCGGCGTGCGGCGGCATCCTGGGCTGCGGGCAGGGATACTCCGCCGGCTCGCTGCCCACCGTAACGATCGGCCCGGGTAGCGGCGCGCAGCTCACCCCGGTCGTCTCCGGCGGCAAGATCACCGCGATCAACGTGCCGTATGGCTACAGCGGCTCGGGATACCCTTCGGCGGTCCAGATCAATATCTGGGACTCGACCGGTACCGGCGCGACGGCCACCGCGACCATGACCGGGACGGGCGGACCCGGTCCGAATAACTATGGGATCCTGTCGGTCGCCGTCGGAGGCTCGGGCGGCTCGGGCTACACCAACCCAATCATCACCGTCGCGCCGACGGGCAAGACAGCCTGCGTCCAGCCGATCCTCTCCACCTACATCGCGTCGGTCCCGGTCGCGAACGGCGGGTCGGGCTACACCTCGCTGCCCACGATTGCGGTGTCGGATCCCACCGGGACTGGGGCGACCTTCGTCCCGATCATGTCGGGCGTCTCCCCCGGCGACGCCATGACCTACGGCGCGCCGGCCGCCTGGATCACGCCCTCGATCGGCGGCCAGCAACTGGGCGGCCTCCAGGCGGTCTCAGGCGCGCACATGGACAACTGGACCGGGCAGCGCGAAGGGGCCAGCGGCGGCTTCGCGGCGTTCGCGCAGACCCCGACCATGCTGGCGGGCGTCAACGTGGGCGAGCAGCCGACGAATTACGCGCTGCTCCCCTTCACGGCCAAGAACCGGCTGCACCAGGGCGGCGGCTGGGGTGCGTCCGGCGGCGGCTCCCTGTCCAGCGCGAACGGCATCCCCGTCTCCTGGACCTCGCCCGCGACCACGATCATCCAGGACTCGCTGTACGGCCCGAGCGGGCCGAATTACGTCGACAACTCGGGATGGCCCGATCAGGCCGGCCAGTGGACCGTCGAATACGACGACTCGCAGGCCAACACGCCCGCGGCGAGCGCGTTCTGGCTCTATTGCCAGTCGCAGCTCGGCTACTCCTACATGACCGTCACGCCGGTCAACCTGTCCGGCCCCCATACCGGGAGAACGACAGGCGCGGTCAACACCGGGACCGTCTCGTACACCTACGGCGGCGGCCTCACGGGGATCACGCCCGGCGGTCTCGGCTCGGGCTACTCCGGCGCGACTGTCGTCATCTCCGGCGGCGGCGGCTCCGGCGCGATCGCGACTGCGATGGTCGCCGGGGGCGTCATCGAGTCCTTCCACATCGTCTGCCCCGGCACCGGATACAGCAGCGCCCCGACGGTCACGGTCTACGGGACGACGCTGTCCGGCACGACCATCACGGCCGTCATCGACATCGCCTACAGCGGCGCCAATCCGCCCATCTGGACATTGAACATCGTGGCCGCGGTGGCGGCGCCGGCCAATAACACCGGCGGCAACGACGGCAAGGCTTACTGGACGATCGGCAATCCCTGGATCGTCGCGCCGAACGCGGCGACTGGGCTGGCCGTCGCCTCGATCGACCGGACCAAGGCGCTGGCGACCGACGACAATGCGATCCAGGCGCTCACGACCCCCAGCGGCAAGGTCCCGGGCGTGCTGCGGTTCATGGACGTGACGCAGGGGTACGGCGGGATCTCGAATTTCGTCTACGGCGCCGACCTGATGAACCCGAACCAGCCGGGCTGGCAGGGTCAGACGACCCTCAGCCCGACCTTCCAGTTCGTCCGCTACTGGAACACCAATCCGAGCAGCACCACGTACACCTGGTCGAGCACGAAGGTCTACGGGCCGCAGGCGTATTTCGTCGAGACCGATGCCCCCTTCGCGATCACCGGCACGACGACCTCGGGATCGACCTCGGTGACCGGCATCGCGACCGGCTTAATGGTCGGCTCGGCGATCTCCGGCCCCGGGATCCCCTCGGGCACGATCATCGTGGGCCTGCGCTCCTCCGGCGCGACCGCGATCCTCTCGCAGGCGGCGACCGCATCGGGGGCGGGGGTCACGCTGACGGTGACCAATCCCGGATATATCCCGCTTCCCCCCGGCGACAACGGATATTTCGCGAACAACAACTATGGATCTCAGAGCTGGGCGGTGTGGGAGCTGCGATCGACGACGCCGCACGGGCTCTCCACCGGCCAGGTCGTCACCCTGAACAGCAACAACAACGTCCTGCCGCTGACCAACCTCGGCAACTGGAATCCCAACGGCGGCACGACGTCTCCGATCTGGGTGACCGGGCCGTACACGATCGCTACCACCGGTTACGTCGGCGGCAGCGCCCCGGCCTCCTCCCGAGCGCAGACCGTCAACTCCACGACCGAGATCAATTACTCGGGCGGCCAGGGCGGCGGCTGGTCGTCGGCGATGGTGTTGCCTTACAGCAACCATTGCGTGCCCTACGAATACTCGGCGGCGATGGCGGCGCAGCTCCCCGGCAGCGGCCTCTGGGTGAACATCCCGCACCCGGCATCCGACAACCTGATCGCGGCCATCGCGCAGAAGATCGCGGCCAACATCGGCCCGAGCAACATCATTTACGTCGAGCACGGCAACGAGAACTGGAACGGGGCGTTTCCCTACTATCTCTGGTACTGGAACCTGTCCACCCTGCTGGGCTACATCCCGCAGGGGAGGACGGCGATCAATTACTACACCAGCACCGGCGGCGCCCTCCCCTACGACGCCTACGGCCCGGCGACGCTGCTCTCGGCGCACAGCCACGACGCCTTCATCGCGGCGTGGACCGCGGCGGGCCAGGACCCGTCGCGTGTCCGCCGGGTCATGGGCTCCTGGTGGAACGGCCCCTTCCGGACCCAGGACGTCGTGGCGGCCGCCGGGCAGTGGGGCTTCCAATTCGAGCACATCGCGATCGCCCCATATTACACGCTGCCCAACGACAGCCCGGTCGTAGTCGCCCATACTCCGGCCGGGACGTCATACGCGAATGCCGGCAACTGGCCCGTGGACGCGCTCAACGACCTGAACCGCCACTGGATCACCTACAACAGCACCAATCAATCCTACTGGAGCCAGCATGCTCAGTATACCCAGGCATACGGCCAGCCGGTAGCCTCGGTCAACTTTACCGATTCCAACGCGATCGCCAATGCCTTCCTATCGCCGACCTCCATCGCCTCGGTCTCGATCGTCAGCGGCGGCTCGGGATATACCGGCCCGAGTGTGACGTTCAACGGCGGCGGGGGGACCGGGGCCACCGGCACCGCCGCGGTATCGGGCGGCGTCATCATCGGGATCACCATCACGAATGGCGGATCGGGCTACACATCCGGTCCCGTGGTCAGTCTTTCCGATCCCAACGGTTCGGGATTCGCGGCGGGCGTGCTCCTGACCCCCACCTCGGTGGCCTCGCTGTCCATCACGAGCCAGGGCGTCGGCTACCGGTCCGCACCTCAAGCGGTGATCACGAACCAGGACGGCCGAGGCTCTGGCGCCTCCGCCACCGCGACGATCAACGGCAGCGGGCAGGTCACGGGGTTCACGAATCTGGTGGGCGGCTCCGGCTACACCACCACGCCCAAGGTCACCATAACGGGCGGCGGCGGCGGCCTGGCCGCCGGCCAATACTACGCTTGCTTTACCTACGTGGATTATCAGGGGAATGAGACGACGATCGGCCTGAGCCGGGTCGGTTGGATTGCGATAGGACCCGGCGACATCCCGACTTTCTCGATGCCTACCTGGCCCTCCTGGGCGGCCTCGATGAACATTTATTTGTCACCGCCCTACGGCGTGCCGGGGACAGAAGTCTTCTACATGAATGTCCCGCGGTCGGCGTACGGGACCACCTACCCGGTCGGTGCCCCTATCCCACTCAACGCTGCGATCCCGTCGCCCGGGACGCGGAAGCCCCCAGCTACCAACCAGGCGGCCGCCAATATCTCGAATCCGCCGAGCCTGATCACATACGAGGGTGGCGTCCAGACCGGCGTGCCATTCGGCGTACCCTATTCGGACCAGCTCTTCCATGACACGTTCGCCCACCCGTCGCAGCGGGACCTGATCTGGGGATGGTACGCTTCGTGCCAGCTCGGTAATCAGTCGCAGGCCGGCAGCGGCGCCGTCCTGGCAACGTATTATCAGCTCTACAACGGCCCGAATTACCCGTATACCTGGCAACTCGCATACGGGTGCGGCCAGCCGCCCGGCGATGGGACGTCGAACGCCTACCTCGGGTCGAGCGCCTACACGGTGCCCGCCAACCGGTTCGCGACCACACAGGGCGGCCTCCCGGCCGACAACCACGACCACAACGGAGGCCCGACGCCCAACACGTCTCCCGCCCTCCAGGGATTCCGCGATTGGTTCGAGGCGTCCTCACCGCTGCCCGTCCAGCCCACGCCGACGGGACGCGGTGGCCGTAACCGCCGCTGGTTCGCCGGATTGGCGCAGAATGCCATGCGGCTGGGGAGATGAGGTGATCACCGAGGCCCGATCTGGGATTTCGGATTCGCCAGCCCCTTATCTTTGATCAAGAGTCCTCGCTCCAGAGTCCCATATGTCACGAGAACGCGACGTCCGCAACGCCCTGAGAGACGCCTTGATACAGACCGGGGCGTTCTCACTCGTCCAGCTCACCGGCCTCCCGGAGGATTACGGGGAAGGGGCTAGCGACTTGACGGCAGCGGCGATCCAGCCGGGCTCGACGCGGCTACTCACCGGCTGGGACGCGGCCCCCGCAGGGGGCCGGACCTTCCTGTGCCAGCTCCTGGTGACGGTCCTGGCTCGGCATGCCGATGCCGAGCTCTGCGACGAGCTGGCCGAGCAGCTCGTTGAATTCCTCCGCAACGTCGTTGACGGCCGGCCGCTCGTGCCCGGCTTCAACGAGCCTGAAGAGACCATGGTCACCGGCTGGCAATGGCTCCCCAGGACGGCTCCGGAGCGACGGATCGCCGTTACCGTGACTTATGACTATCTCCAAGACGGCTGGAACGACGCCGACACATCTCAGTAAGGAGCTGTCCCATGTCCGCCACCGCGCTCCAGTTGAACTGGACCAGCGTGCAGTTCGCCTCGACGAGCCTCACCCGGGTTACATCCGTGACCTTCTCGCAGGGTGGTGAGTTGATCGAATTCGCCGGCGACAACAACCGCTATCCGGTCGTGATCGCCAACAATTTTAACCGGCCGCGGTGCTCGATCACCTCGGCCGACGTCGCGACCTTGATGGGCATCGCTCCCGGCACTTCCGGGACGATCACGGCCACCCAGAACGATGCCCTCGCCGCGCCCGGCGGTGCCGTCAACTGGACGATGAGCAACGCCGTCCATCAGAACACCGACGATAGCGGCCGGTGGGGACACTTCGCCGCGGCCACGGCGACATTCCGCGCCTACGCCGCCGATGGGGCGACGAACCCGCTGAGCTTCACTCGGAGTTGATCGTCGCTGGCGATGCCGGACGTCTCACCGGCCTGCGACCGGCGATTCGCGACTGAGACCGCTAGCGGAGCGACCGACCATGATCCCGACCGACCCGGTACCCGATGCCCTGTTCCTCCCCGAGACCATGAAGCGGGGTCGTACGTTGTACGAGCGGATCGACTCGATCCTGGAGATCGCGGAGCCGCTCCTAGGCGTCGATCGCGGCCGTGGGGATCGTGCCTACGTCCGTCGCCAAGGCGACGGGTGGCTCTTCGTGACCCGCGACCCGCAGGACACGATCTACTTCCCGCTGACGACCCCGTTCCGCGGCCGACCTCGATATCACTGGCTCGACGGAGCGGACGGCATCCGGCGGGGGCACCTCGTGCCGGAGGCGATGAATGACCGACGAGATAGCAAAGCGTAAGCCCGATTTCGACGAGCGGAATTCGATCTGGATCACCCTGGCTGACGGGACCCGATGGGCTTTCCCCAAGCCATGGCTCGAGGTCCGCGCCTCGTTCCGCGAGGGCCGGGCCGTGTCGGCCTACCCGGTGCTCACCTACGGGCCCGAGCTGGACGAATTGGTCGATGCCATCGACGAATGCCGCGACAACGCCGCGCTCATCATCGGCGCCGCATCGCTCGGCGCCTTCCTGCTTCGCCGGCACTACGACGTCTCGGACGAGGATCTCGACCGGCTGTTCGCGGTCCGGATCAGCGATCCGTCGTCGTGGGATTGGGCGCAGGCCGTCATCGAGGTAGCGACGGGGTCCGGCGGGTCCCGGTCTTTTCGCGGTGGCAGCGACTGACTCTGATGGCCAACGGTGCGCTGCCGGATCTAATGCTCCTCGAGGATGCCATCGACCTCTGCGATTTCCTCGAGGCGACCGGGAGGACGATCCCCCGTTCGAAGTGGGCCGTCGAGTCGATCGCGGCCGTCCAGAGAGCGAACCTCGAGGCGATGATCTGAGCCATGGATAAACGCGACTTGATCATACCGGCCCGATTCGATGCTAGGGGCGCGGCGGCCGGGCTCAAGGCGGTCGGGGAGGGCGGCGATGTCGCCGGCGACCTGGGGCAGGCCGCGGCCGCGGCGGCCGCCCAGTTTCGCAGGGCG